ATAGGAACTCACGTGTTTGGGCGAGTTGGGATCGGGACATAGAGGAAGATATGCTATTGCCCTGTGTAGCGATATTGGTGATCAGGGAAGAGATATTGCGTCGGGCGACACCGAGAACGGCTTGTTCGGCGGGCGTGAGATAGGAATTGTGTGAGTCTAGTGCGACGGTGAGTTGAGCGCCCACATGGGATAGAGCGTTTAGTACGGCGGCAAACTCACGCCAGGTGAGAGTGACAGTGAGAGAGTCGGATAGGACATCATAGGGCTGGGTTGTTCTGGCGCGGCGCTGCTGAGTCATTGGCGGCCTCCGATGATGATGGGCGGACGGGCGGCGCAGGCGTAGGTCCAGCGGCGGGGGGTGTGGGTCAGGAGGGACCAGGCGATGCGGGCGGTACGGCGGCGCTGGGTGGGAGAGAGGTAGGACCACTGGCGGACGAAGGACAGGATGGGGTTAAGGTTCTTGGGGTTCACGGGAGGGCTCCTTGGTCGGGGTCTGGAAGGTGCGCATGATGGCGAGCAGGTGGGCTTGCTGGTCATCGTCGAGGCGCGAGAAGATGTGCACTACCTCGGCGAGGGCGGGATCGGCGGCGTAGGAGGGGGCAGGCTCTGCCAGGTGGTCGGAGTCCGAGGGAGGGGAGAGATGACCGGCGATGATCATGACGTCTCGCTCGGGGACGTCGAAGTAGTGGGCCAGGCGGCGGCAGTTGGCGGGGCTGGGAGTGTACGTGCCCTTGAGCCATTTGCCGATGGTGACGTGTGAGATACCGATGGCGTAGGAGAGACCTTGGGCGTTCATGTCACGTGCCTGCAACTTGAGAGCGAGCCAGTTACCGATGTTCATACTGATATTATACGCGAATTTGGCCAAATTGGGACGATTACCCTTGACAGAGTTCGAAATGTGTGGTACGATAGTGCCGGACAGTTCGAAACGAACGTGGTAGAGGACAAGGGAGGCTAATATGACTGAGCTAGAGCGGGCGAGCAGGTGGTTGCGCAGGCGCGGGATCCAGGTGTACGTGGCGGTGGACGCGGCTGGGGCGGCGCTGCTGGGTGTGTACGCGGGAGACGCGGAGACGGCTCGAGGGCGGATGCGGACGGCGCTGCGGCAGGCGGGACGGTTGCAGCGGTGGAACCAGGGCGGGCAGGTGGTGAGGATTGCGGGGTGATAGAGATGGTCGAGATGGTTAGTGAGCGGCGGGGACCGGGACGTCCTCGAATTGAGGGCCGGTTGCCGGTGATCGGGGAGGGTCAGGAGCTGCGGATCAGGCAAGTGCTGCGGGAGCGGGGCATCCGGCAGGACTGGCTGGCGCGACAGGTTGGGGTGTCGGAGGCGCACGTGTCGCGAATGCTGTTGGGTGAGCGGCGCTGGCTGGAGGACAACCGGCGGAAGGCGGGGCGGGCGCTGAACTGGTACGGGAGCCTGGGGGAGCTATTTGCGGTGCTGGACGGTGAGTGACGGCGAGCGGGTGGCCGGGCTGCTGGCGAGGCTGTACCGGCTGGCGCTGGAGGCGGGCTGGGCGTGGGATGCAGCCGAGGGCGTGTGGCTGGATCCGGAGGGGCGGCGGCGTGATGCGAGGGAGCACACGCAGGGCCGCCCCGTTGTGTGTGCGGGGTGCGGCGTCGTGCGCTGTGCTGGTCGGCGGCTGGTCCCACTGTCGCCGCTCTCGAGCAGCACAGCGCAGGGTACCGGACGCGACGCGAGCGGTGACGCGCTCGCCGGGAACTATCGGCGCAGGGATTGACATGGTCCTTCCTCCTACCGGCTCGGGTGCTGCTGTGCCGACGGCGTGCCCGAGAGTCGCACAGGCTGCTTCGACACAGCTCAGCACAAGTCAGGGGGCGGGCCAGGAGGAGGAGAGATGCGTAGGGCTATGCTGGCAGCAATCGAGACAGACCAGGCGGCAGTGGGAGTGGCGTGGGGAGCGCTGGATACACTGGAGGCGTTGGGGATTCTGGCGGCGCAGTGCGGGATTGTGGATGCCGAGCAATCGGGGCGAGTGTTCGAGGCGCTGCAGACAGTGCGGGGTGGGCTGGGTGTTAGCCGAAAATGGTTGAGGAGTGTGCGGGATGGCGGAGGAGTTGGCGCGGGTAGCAATCGGACAGGACGGGCCGGGGCGCGTGACGTGGCTGATGTTCGGCGCGGCGCCGGAGGGGGTAGGGCGCGAGACGTATGAGGCGCAGGCGAGGGCGCGATTCCGGGCGCGTTTCGGGGTAGAGCCGAGGGAGACGTGGTGGTGGAGCGAGAGGTGGCTATACGTGGGACCAGCGCCGGAGGATGGGCGTGGCTGAGGCGGTGGGTGGGTGGCGAGCGGGGGAGCCGGGGGCGCAAGGAGGGGGGCCGAGCTGGTGCTCGGCGATCCCAGGGGCGGAGAGATGAGACGGCGGCGCGGGAGGTCCTGACGGCGGAGGCGCTGCGGCGTATGGTGTGGGAGGAGGGGCGAGGGCTGGAGGAGGTGGGGGCGGAGGTGGAGGCGACACAGCAGATGGTGTTGAGGCTGCTGCGGGAGCGGGTGCACGTGGAGTGGGCGGGCGGAGGGAGAGGGACGCTGACGGCGGAGCTGAGGGAGTGGGTGCGCGACTATGACGATGGGCGGCACGCGGCACTGGTGGCAGCGATGTGGGGCTGCCATCCGGAGACGGTGCGGCGGGCGCGGGATCGGGTGGAGGGGGAGCGAGAGCGGGTGGGAATGGCGCAGTGCAGCCGGTGTGGGTTTTGGTGGCCGCCGGAGGACGTCGAGGGCGGGCTCTGCTGGCTGTGCAGGGAGCAGGATGCGGGGCGGGTGATATTGTATCGGGACTAGGGGGCGGGCGCGATGGGGAAAAAACCACCTGGACGAGAAAAAACGAAACAGCAGCAGGATGTAAGCGGAGTGACGTCGTGCCAGGTGGCGGTGTGGGACGGCGTACAGGTGAGCGTGGTATATGGCGGAGAGATCGCGGGAGTGCGGCTGGAGCTGGCAGGGGCGCCGGGCGCGATCATGCGACTGGCGGAGGTGGTGGCGGGTGCGGAGGATCAGATCGAGTGGCGGGATGTGGCAGGCGGAGGCGAGTGGGCTCGACTGTGGCTGACGTACTCGACGAGCATCGACCGCAGGCTGATGGAGTTGGTGGATCTGGCAGCGGCGATCCGGTTTGGAGTGCCGGGCGTGATGCAGTTGGAGATGGTGTTGACGGCGGATGAGGCGCAGGAGTTGCAGGCGGTGATGGACGCGTGAGGAGACGCGAGGAGCTGTTGCCGCCGAGGTATGTGGTGTTGCCGATACGGTTATTGACGGGCGAGGGACTGACGCGGTCGGCAATGATCACTGGGCAGCGGATCTGGGCGCTGGGGTGGCGGTACAGGTATAGGCGGACGGAGGCGGCGACACGGCACGAGCTGTGCGAGATATGTGAGGTGCGGGAGAGTCAGATGTATCAGCACCTAGGTGAGTTGCGGGCGGCAGGGGTGCTGGAGTACGAGAGGCCGAGAGACGGTCGATATGTGTTTGAGCTGAGGGATGGGGATGATGGACACCTGGACCCAGGGCGGGGGGAAACGCCGGCCGTTCGTGGAGGGTACGCGCCTGGGACGGGGGAACGCGAAGGGGATCATCTCGGTGCAGCAGCGGAAATTCCGGAAAACCGGAATTTGCCAAGCATGATAGATGTTGTTGTTGAATCACATGCTGAATTGGATTGCGTCAATCAATCAGATCATCAACAACAATCCGGTCATGTTTTGGTGTTTGGGGGGGAGTGTGAGGGGGGGGCGGATCGAGTCCGGAAAACCGGACTGCTGGCGGAGTTGGGTGTGCTGGAGCCTACGCGGTCGGAGTTGGCGGGGCTGGCGCACGTGGACGACGGGTATCTGGAGGCGTGGGGTGGATACATGCGGGCGCACCCGGAGTTGGGTGTTGGCTGGCTGGTGGTCCAGGTGCGTGCGGGGGACAGGCCGCCAATGGTGAGCGGTGACAGGGATCCGGCGGCGTACGTGTCGGGGCGGTATGCGGAGTACATCCAGAGTTAGGGGGTGGCCGAGATGAGACGACCACTGACGGCGATTGCGTGGGGTGGCGGGTTGGCGTCGACGACGCTGGTGGCGATGAGCATTGAGGGAGACTTGCCGGCGGTGGATGTGGTGCTGCATGCCGACCCGGGATGGGAGAGGCAGTGGACGATGGAGACGGTGGACGAGTATAGCGGGAGGATACGGCGGGCAGGTGGGCACGTGGAGGTGCTGCATACTGGCGACATCAGGAGCGAGGGGGGGACGGAGCATGTACACATGCCCTTGTGGACAGCGACGGGCGGACCGTTGCGGAGGCAGTGCACAGGATATTACAAGGTTTTGCCGGCCCGGCGGAGGCTGCGGCAGTTGTTGGGGTTTGACGCCAGTAGGGCGCCGGCGCCCGCGGCGGGAGCGGTGGAGCAGTGGCTCGGGTTCACGTGGGAGGAGGCGGGGCGGGCGCGGAAGAGCAGGGTAGCGTACGTCGTGAACCGGTGGCCACTGTTGGAGCTGCGGATGACCAGGACGGATTGTGCGGATTATCTGCAGAGCCACGGGTATCCGGCGCCGAAACCGTCCTCGTGCGTGGGGTGTCCGTACCGACGACCGTCGAGCTGGCTGGAGATGCGGCACACGTGTCCGGGTGAGTTCGGTCAGGCGATAGAGTTCGATCGAGCGATACGCTGTAATCCGCGACTGACGCGGCACGGGTGTTCGGCTGACGAGCTGTTTCTGTATCGGAGAGGGGGGGCGCTGGAGGATGCAGCACTGGAGGTCGACGCGGCGCGGGAGAGGGCGGGTGTACAACTGCGGTTGTGGCTGCCGCAGGAGGTGGGGATGTGGGCGTAAGCGTGGGTGGCAGGATACGTGTCGGGCAGGTACCAGGAGTGGATCCAGCGATGAGCGAGGAGTGCACGGCACGGCGGGTGGCGCGCGAGGTGGTGCGGCACCTGCGGTGTAGGTGCGTGCGTTGCAAAGTGGCCGGGGCGATCAGGCGGGGTGAGGAGCGGCCGGAGCGGGTAACGATCTGCTATGTGCCGTGGATGCGGGAGGTACAGGGACTGCAGGAACCGGTGTCGGAGACGGCGGCGCGTATCGAGGAGCTGGTGAGGCAGGGGTTCTGGGCGTGGGATGAGGAGTGGGTGAGGCGGGGGCCACGGCAGCAGCGGTTGGTGCGGGAGGGGGTGGTAGTGGAGTTGTTCCGGGCAGAGAGGGAGAACTGGGGCGCAGTGTTGGCAATCCGGACCGGCCCGGCAGATCTGAACCGGTTGGTGATGTTGGCAGGCGACGAGGGCGGGATGCCACGAGGGATGGAGATGAGGGAGGGATGGCTGTGGAAGGCGGGGCGACGGGTGGAGACGTGGACGGAGCGGGAGTACTGGGAGGCGTTGGAGCTGCCGATGTGGCCGCCGGAGACACGGAGCGCGCACAGGATGAGGCGGTGGCTGAGACGGGCGCGCAGGGCGGGGCGGTAGCCGACAGCCACGATAGGGGTATGCGGGTGGAGATACGTGGCTTGACTGCTGAGGAGATCGGGCAGGTGTTGGAGGCTGTGGGTCGGGTGATCGCGGACAGGGGGAAGGACGAGGAGGGCCAGGCGTATGGGGACAAGCCGATGTGGGGGGATCACGAAGGGATTGGGAGCGCAGGGCGATGATGACAGTTGTGTGGACGATGGCGGGGGTGGCGCTGGCTGTGGCGGTGTTGGTGGTGATCGGGTCGTGCTATTTGGCGGCTGAGGGGGATGAGCAGCAGGAGGCATACCTGGCGGCACAGAAGGAGGACGGGCAGCTATCATGATCATTTCGTTTGCGTGGACGGTGGATGCGCTGCTGGCGGGACGGAAAACGTGCACACGGCGGCAATGGGGGGACCGGTATTTCGGACAGTGGGTGAGGGCGTGGCGTGAGGGGCGCCTGATACACGATGCGTGGGACAAACTGCCCAGGGCGGGCGGGAGGAAGATCGCGCGGATGGAGCTGACGTGTGAACCGTACAGACAGGCGCTGCGTGACATGCCGGTTGAGGATCTCGAGGCGGAGGGTGGGTACTGGGATACGGTAGAGGAGTTTGCAGAGTTGTTTGGCGGCGATCTGGACCGGGTTGTGACGGTGGTGCGGTTTCGTCTCGTTGGAGTGGACGGGGAGGACGGGGATGGCGGGTAATCTGTTGGAGAATGCGGGGTTCGAGGCGGACTGGGGGGAGCAGAACAGCCACTTGGCTATAGCGATACAGCCAGATGGGACTCGCCAAGCGCGCACGATTGGGGAGATATTCACCCCGCCGGGATGGATCACGTGGTTTCGACACGATCCAGGGCGATGGGATCAGCCGGAGGTGCGCGACTCGTGGGCCACAGGGGACCCGGTGCGGGTGCACAGCGGGCGGAAGGCGCAGATGTTGTTCACGTTCTATCGCAACCACGACGCGGGGTTCGCCCAGGGGGTGGACGTGGCGGCCGGGACCCGGTTACGGTTGACGGCGTGGGCGCATGCCTGGAGCAATCACGGGCTTGCAGGACACGAGGAATGCGAGGATGATCCACGGTGCAGTTGCGGGGTGGGACGTGAGCCCTTCGCGGGGCTGGAGGGGACGGTAGCGAAGCCGACTGGTGTGGATCCGTGGGCCGATGCGGTGAGCAATTTCGTGTTTCGGGTGGGGATCGATCCGACGGGAGGGCAGGACCCCTACGCGGACACGGTTGTGTGGGGCCAGGGCTTGCACGCGTACAACGCACACGCGCAGGTACCGGCTGTCCACGTCGAGGCGGTTGAGTCTCACGTGACGGTGTTCCTGCGGTCGACGACGCGCTGGGCGTTCAAGCATAACGATGCGTATTGGGAGGATGCGGAGCTGGTGGTGGACGAGGAGCCGATATGGTATCCGCACCCGCCTATGCCGCGCGGGTTGCCCCGAGTGCAATACCCGCGGACGTACATCCTGTTACCGCCGGGGGCTGGGCACCAGTGGGCAGTGGCCATCGCGGAGGCGTGCTGGGACAGGTACCGGCCTACGATTGGCGCAAGCGCGGACGACGCCGGGATCGGGGATCTGAACGTGCGGAGGGTCCTGGCCGTGAATGCGGGTGGGTGGCCGAGCGACTTACGGGCTTTCTTCGCGGACCACTACCCCGACGTGGAGTATCACGAGGTGTACGGGGACATCGAGGCAGTCGGCGCAGGGGTTGCCAGGATGCTGGCGCGGTTGGATGCGCCGTGATCGTGACGCTGACGGAGATGGGCGCGCGGGTGTACGTGGCGGATATGGACGGGCAGCGCGTCGTGTATACGCGGCAGATCGGGCGGATGATCCGGGACCGGGGGAAGCTGGTGTGGAAGAGCTCCGATTTTGGCCGGGGACGACCGGGCAGGCAGGCACAGTATCGAGTGGAGGAGGAAGCAGATGGGCGTGAATAGGCGGACGTTTTTGCGAGGGTTGACGGCGGCGGCGGCCAGTGTGGGATTGGGGGCTAAGAGCGAGCAGGCGCACGCGGAACAGGAGGATCAGGGCCAGGAGCCTAAGGTGGCGCAGGCGCAAGAGCAGCACGGGCCCACACACCAAGTGCGACTGTGGGAGGCCAGGAGCTCTGCCGATCCGTTGCCCGATATACTCCCTGTGTGGGTCTGTCCTGGTAGCGGCGCATGCACGGTGCAGTTCCTGCCCCAGGCACAGTATCGAGTGGAGGAGGAGACGGAATGAGTAGGCAGGTTGAGGAGAATGAGCAGGCGGAGACGGCGCGACGGTACAGTGGGCTGATACACTTCCGGGCGATGGTCGCCCGGGTCCAGACGACGGCGGATGGGCTGTCTGTGACGCTGCATCTGCCACAGAACGCGATTGCAGCGGCCACGGATCTGATGTGGGCCAAGGTGCGGGGCCAGCTCTTGGATGTAGTGGCCAACCCCAGGGAATATCAGCTGCCTATGAAGGGGCCGCTGTACGATACCGGCGCGACGGGAGGCAGGGCGAATGGCGACAGCGATTGAGTGGACACATAGGCCAGGGACAATTGGAGAGACGTGGAATCCGGTGACTGGCTGCTCGGCGGTGAGTGAGGGGTGCGAGCACTGCTATGCAAGGCGGATGGCGCACCGGCTGGCAGGCCGGTGCGGATATCCAGAGGCGCCGCACGAGTTCGACGTGACATTGCACGGCGATAGGTTGGAGCAGCCACTGCACTGGAAGAAGCCACGGACGGTATTCGTGGTGAGCATGGGGGACCTGTTTCACAAGGAGGTGCCGTTTGAGTACATTGCGCATGTGTGGGCAAATATGTATATTGCCAAGAAACACGCTTTCATCGTCCTCACCAAACGCCCCAAGCGGATGCTTGAATTTCTGAGCGATTGTGGGAACTGGGAAGGCTGGATAACCCACGATGGTACACCGCCCAAAGGATACGGCGGCACCGGAATTGTGGTGGGCAATAGCGATAATTGGCCGCTGCGGAATGTCTGGCTGGGGGTCACGGCGGAGAATCAACGCACCGCAGACGAGCGTATACCGATCCTGTTGGAGATTCCGGCACCCGTTCATTTCGTCAGCGTAGAGCCGATGCTGGGGCCGGTGAACATAGCCAAGTGGCTCGGATACTACTATAGGACGCAGCCGGACGGTGGTTATGACGCTGGCGGTCTCGACTGGGTGATCGCGGGTGGGGAGAGCGGCCCGGGAGCCAGGCCGATGCACCCAGACTGGGTACGCGGGTTACGCGATCAATGTCAGGAAGCCGCAGTGCCGTTCTTCTTCAAACAGTGGGGCGCATGGTTGCCATATCGGTACTTGGGCATTGGGTATTTTATCCCGTTGGATGGATGCTATACAATCAACGGATCGGCGTGGCCGCGAGGCCGAGTTACTGCAGGCAGCGACCTAGGCCAGGCGTGGAGGGAAACGAGGGGCAGCAGGGTGGTTGGCGCCAGGCGCATCGGCAAGAAACACACTGGTCGTCGGCTGGACGGCCGCGAATGGAATGAATGGCCGAGGCCGGAGGGGAGCGGCGAGTGAATAAGACAAAGAGGAAGAAGCAGCGGAAGCGGGTGCAACGGCTGGCGGACAAATGGTTCGGGCCGCTGGGGCTGCTGTGGTGGGATCGGATACGGCTCGTCTATAGCACAGAGCGCGCCGGGTTCAAGGGCGCTAATGATACGGAGGCCGTATTTGAGGTGTGGAGTGCATGGGAGTACCTGGCGGCCGACATCAAGGTGAATCTAAAGTTAGTCGCAACAATCGATGACTACCGCCTGGAGAGATGCTTTGTCCACGAGTGTGTGCACATACTGCTGAACGAGATGCAGGCGGAGGGAGCAGATCATAAGCACGAGGAGAGAACGGTCACGCGCGTGATGCAGGCGATCTTCTGGGTCAGGGCGGCTGCACAGACTGGGAAGCTCAAGGGGAAGACATGAGATTGTACGGACGAGTTTGTGTCGAGACGAGGACGGGTGTATAATATAGATACCCTACACATTCCGCTGGGAGGTGGGCTGGCTAATCCGCCAGGAGAGGCTAGCCTACCAAGCCGGGATCTGGGTGGAAAGATAAATAGCGCCGGAACCGCCGGTGAAAGGCAGTGAGATATTACGTGCTGCCTGGCGCCGGCGTTTGTGTTATGGAGGCGGGATGATGAGCGGATGGAAAGACGAGGTGCAGGACTGTGCGGAGCAGCTGGCGTCGCTGGCGGAGCGGCTGCAGCGGCTGCTGGTTGAGCCAGAGACGCAGGCGGGCCCGTGGGTATTCCCGGTGGGCAGTGTGGAGGCGCCGATCCAGGATTGGTATTGCGCGCAGTATCACACGTACAAGGGCGGAAACGCGGGACACACTGGGTTGGACCTGAATCTGGACCGCGCGCCGTGGGGCGATGTGGACAGAGGACAGCCAGTGTGGGCGGTGACGACGGGTACCGTGCACAGCGTCGGAACATCGAAGGGCTGGGTGCACGTGGTCGTGATCAAGGTGCAGCACGCGGGCAAGCCGCTGTGGGTGCGATACGCGCACCTGGATCCGGGCGGGGTGCAGCTGCAGGTAGGCCAGGCAGTCAAGGCGGGCACACGTCTGGGGCGTATTGGGAACTACGTCGCAGGGCGGGGAGGCGATCACGTCCACTTCGACATGGCGTTGGACAGCTTCCAGTGGTTCCATTGGCGCACGCCGGATATCCGGTGGGTGGATCCGATACCGATCCTGAATGCGCACCTGGCCCCGGAGATGGTGACGAAGCTGCTGGCTAAGGGGGACTAGTGCAGTTTTCGCAGGAGTTCGAGGCGCGACTGGCTGAGCTGCGATCGAGGCAGCAGCAGGTGGGCGCGCTGCGAATGATCCGGGTGCTGGGGGACGGCGGCAGTATCCGCAGCCTGATCACGGGGCCGGATAAGATCTGCGCGTGGGCGACCTACTACAAGCGCACGGGCTGGGCCTACCAGGAAGAGTTCCAGGCTGTGGTGAAGATGGGCCTGGAGGAATACCGGGCGGGGAAGGTGGAGGCGGTGGCGCGGGCGGCTGGCGTGCTGCGGGGCGCGAGCGTGGAGGCGGCAGAGCTGGCCCGGGCGATCGTGCGAGGGGTGATGGGCGAGGACGTGAGCGATATGCCCCCGGCGGTGCGCGGCCTGGTGGAGGTGCTGACGGATGAAAAGGCCAGGCAATCGGATCGGGTGAGCGCGGGGCGCGCGCTGCTGAACCAGGGGCTGCGGTCGGCGATGACGATTCTGGACCGCGCTGACGTGGAGACGGCGGTGAAGGAGCAGGGCGGGGACGTGGCGAAGGTTGCCGAGTGGGTGGCGGCGCTGAGAGAGGCGGCAGAGCCGGGGGAGACAGGTGGGCAGGTGGCCAACGTGGGAGCAGAAGCAGGTGACGTTCAAGCTGCTGGGGTATGAGCCGCACGCGGATCAGCTCAGGGCGCACCAGTGCACCGAGCGGGTGATCCTGGTGGCAGGGGCAGAGCGGGGCGGTAAGAGCTTCTGGACGGCGGAGGAGATCGTGGCGCGGGCGCCATGGTGCAAGCGGATTGCGGTGGTCGCCGATGAATATGACGAGACGCGCGCGGAGATGGAGTATATCCTGGAGGGCCTGGACGAGTTGGGGGCAGTGCGTCAGGTCAGTATGCCCAGGCAGGGCAAGCGCACGATCACGACGCGCTGGGGATGCGAGATCGAGACGGTGTCGGTGCACAAGAGCCCGCGGCAATTGACGGGCAGGGGGCGGGCTTACGACGTGGTGGCGATCGTGGAGGCGGGCCTGATCGGATACGACAGCTTCCTGGCGGCCCGAGGCCGGGTGGCAGAGACGCGAGGCGCGGTCATTATGTCGGGCACGCTGTGGGACAACTTCGGCTGGTACGCGGAGTTGTTCGAGGACTTCCGAGGCGATAACGTGTTCGGCGGGGTGCGGTACAGTTTTCCGGCGTGGGCGAATAAGGAGATCTTCCCGGGAGGCCGGGAGGACGCGGAGATCAAGCGGCTGGAGAAGATCTACACGGAGGATGAGTTCGCGCGGCGGGTGGCGGCGAAGCTGGTGCCGAGCCCAGCGCGGATGTATCCGGAGTTCCGGGTGGTGGATCCGGACACGGGGTTGAGGATGCACGTGCGGGACGTGCCATATGCGCCAGGCGTCCCCGTCTATCTAGCGGTGGATATTGGGTATTACCCGAGTCATTACGCGGTGTTGGCGCTGCAGTTTGTGGACAAGAGCTTCAGGCTCGCGAGTGGGTCGGTCGTGACGATGGAGGTGGTCCACCAGATCGACGAGGTCTGGGAGAACTTCCTCGGGCACGAGGATGTGATCCAGATGTGCCGCGAGCGTGAGTGGTGGCGGGACGTGGCGTGCGCGGTGGGCGGGCAGGAGACGCGACAGCATCAGCCGGGGTACACGGAGAACGTGGCGGACGCGTGGGAGGGGGAGATCGGCGCAGAGCCTGGGGATCCGAAGGAGTTTTATTTCGAGATGTTCGACGCGGGGCGAATCCTGGACGGGGCGCGCCGGGTGCGGACGATGCTGCGGGATCCGGCGACAGGCGTGGCGCGGTACTACGTGGACGAGGACAAATGCCCGGGGACGCAGAGTGAGTTCAAGGCGTACAAGCGCCGGACAAACCGGCAGGGCGAGGCAATCAGTGAGACGCCTGAGGACAAGAACAACGATGCAATGGACGCGCTGCGGGACATTATTGTGTGGCGGTATGGGATGGTGGAGACGGCGGAACGGGAGCCGATCCCGGGGCGCGCGCCGGTAGCGATGAGGGGATGATATGAAGCCACGAGAGATCAAGGTGGAATACGTGCAGGATCGATACCGGAAGCTCAAGGCCAGGTGGGCGAAGCGAAACGAGCGGATGGACGAGTACGTGGATCTGTACAAGCTGGACCTGTGGCGCGAGGGGCAGGGCGACAGCGAGGACTACCGGCTGGCAGTGCCCACAGCGCATAACACGGTGGAGATGAGCCGGGCGCTGCTGCTGACACGCCCGCCGGTCATCAGTGTGCCAGCCAGCGATCTGACGTCAGTCGATCAGGATCAGGCACAGATGCGGGAGAACTACCTGTACGGTGTCTGGAACCTGATCCACTTCGTGCGGAGCGCGAAGCTGGCGGAGTTTGCAGCGAGCTGTATGGGCATGGGGGTGCTGCGGGTGGTGTACGATCCGCGAGCGATGTGGCGCAAGGTGCCGCTCACGGTGCAGGCGCTGGATCCGCGGAACGTGTATCCGAACCCGACAGGTGTGGCGTATGAGGACAGCGAGGTGCTGCACGCGTTCAAGCGGCGCCGGGGTGAGATCGAGCAGGAATGGGGTAAGCTGAAGGGGCGGCCGACGGAGGCAAAGGAGCTCGCCAGGTGGCGTGACGAGAAGGTGGAGTACATCGACTATTGGCGCGTGGACGTGGAGGAGGATACCGAGGCAGAGGCCCCGGAGGCAAAGGCCGAACCGCTGGGTGTGGTGGGCCGGTTGTTCCAGGCGGCGCGGCGCCAGGTGCGCCGTGAGATGGGGAGCGAGACGCAGCCGACGCGGTACCGGCAGGCGGTGACGAATTGCGTGGTGGTGGACGGGGAGTTTGTCAAGAAGCCGGTGCGGATGCCAGGGTATGGGATGCTGCCGTTCGTGCGGTATGCGAACATCGAGACGCTGCTGGAGGACGAGGACGGGGCATTGAGCGTGCTCTTTGCGGTGGCGGGCGGCAACAAGCAGAAGGGCACGAGGGGGCTCCTGGCGGCGGAGGCCGAGGCGGTGGCGTACGAGCAGAGGCTGCTGCAGACGCTGAGCGCGGGGGCCTGGGTGACGGACGACGCGACGTTGAAGAAGATCGATCAGCGGCCGGGCGCAGTCAATTTGGTGCACGGGACGAAGACATTGAAGCCGCTGGCACAGCAGACGGTGCCGCCGCAACTGCTGCAACAGGTGTCGGTGCTGCAGAACTACATCAGTGATGCGACGTATCCGGAGGCGATGCGGGGCCGGTACGTGGGAGATATCTCAGGGCTGGCCTTGAGCGCGCTGACGAATCCGGTGCTGATGAAAGTGGCCGCGGAACAGACGAGCCGGGAGTGGGCGTACGAGCGGGTGAATGAGCTGATCTTGAGGCTGACGGAGCAGTATGCGCCGGTGGACGGCTGGACGGTGTACGGGGAGCGGAGCGGAGCTGCGTTCGAGACGAGACTGCCTCCGGCGGAGATCCGGGGGTATTACCGCAACGGCGTGAAGCTGAGCGCGAGCCTGCCGAAGGACGAGGCGGGCGAGGTGATGCAGCTGAGCCAGCTGGTGGATCGTGGGCACTTGAGTCTGGAGACGATGCTGGACCGGGTGCAGCAGATGAAGGGCCTGGAGATTCAGAGCCCGATGGACGAGATACAGCGGATCCTGCTGGGGCGGATCATCACGGAGAGCGCGACGACGCAGCAACTGGCGAAGCTGATATTGGCGCGGTTCAGTCCGGAGATGGCGGCTGCGATGGAGCAGGAGGCGCCGGTGGGCGGGCCGCAGGGTGAGTCGGCCCTGCGACAGGCTCAGGGCACGGGTGGGGGGCCGATGCAGGGGATGCCGCCGGGTGTAGTTCCGCCGCAAGCGACGCCGGAGATGGTGGGCCAGGGCGGGCCGGGCGGATTGCAGGCGATGATGGCGATGCAGGGACAGGCGCCGCCGGACATGGGGCGGGGGCCTGGGGGATAGCGATGGGTGATCTGGGATTCAGGGCGGCGGTGCACGGGGCGCTGGTGGGGGCCGAGGACGTGCTCAACAAGACGATCGAGGTGGCGAGCGGCGGCGGGCGACTGACGGACGACGAGCTGCTGGCGCAGTATGAGCCGATGCGGGGGAACGCGCGGGCGATCTTGGGCTATACGGCGCAGCGGGTGGGGGACGGGCCGCACGTGATCGAGGAGGCGGCGCGGTACGAGGAGCAGATGGAGAAGCTGTGGGCGGCCCTTCGACCCTCCGACCCTTCGACAGGCTCAGGGTACGACAGGCTCGGGGCAGGACAGGCTGCTTCGACACAGCTCAGCACAAGTCAGGGCGCGGCGCACGGAGCAGGCAGGGTGCGAACGGAGGCCGGGTGAGATGCCAAGTTGGGATATGACAGGACCGTTGGGGAGGGGGCCGATGACTGGATGGGGTAATGGAGTTGGAGCGGCATACAGGGAGCCGTGGGCTCGTAGAGCAGCGGCCCAGGGATGGGATCGGCCGCAGACCCACAGGGAACCGTGGAATCGGAGAGCAGCGGCCCAGGGATGGGGCTATCCGACGCAGAAGACGCCGCATTACACGGGGGGGGCGAAGACGGGTTGGACGGCGCCGGTGAGTGCGGGGACGGGCCTGCCCACGGGCTTGCAGGCGGGCGGGGGCGGCCCAGCGACTGCGTCGACTTGGGGGCCTGCGCCGAGCGGCGGCGGCGGTGCGGCTCCGGCGGCTCCTGGCTGGGGTGGAGCAACGGGTGGGTACAGCTGGATGCCGTGGCAGGACTGGGGAGCAGCGCCGTGGGCGACGCTGGATCCGAGTAAGAGCGCGGAGGGTATGCAGTGGATGAACACGGTGATGCCGTGGCTCCAGCTGCAGCAGCAAGGCGGCCAGTGGGGGCAGGAATTTGGACAACGCCAGGCTAGTGATCTGTGGAATCAGCAGTTCCAACAGGGGCAGTTCGACTGGCAAAGAGCCAACGATGAGTGGGCGCGGCAGGTGCAGGAGCAGCAGTTGAAGCAGCAGCAGGAACAGGCGTATCTGAACGTTTATGGGCGCCGGTTCAGGCCGAACACGCGCTGGTTGTGATGCAGGGGAAGTTTCGACGGGCGGTGACGGGGGTGTGGTACCTGGTGGTGGACGGGGAGAGCAGGCGTCCGGCGATGGGGTACGAGGTGGAGTTGTGGCAGGCGCTGACGCCGGAGCAGCGCCTGAAGCTGGGGCGGATGGAGGGCGGCCGAGCTGGTGCTCGGCGATCCCAGGGGCGCGCGGAGCGGGAGGCAGATGACGAAACGAAAGAGACGGCCTGAGAAGAGGAAGCGGCCGATCACCCAGAAGGTGAAGCCGTGGGTGACCAGGGTCGAGCCGAGCGTCGGGCGCAAAGTGAAACGGCCTGGCCTGCCCACGCGCCTGCAGGCGGGCGGAGAGAAGACGCGGCCGTTTGAGCCAGCGCTGCCGACGGTGTCGCGCGAGTGGTGGCGGGAGCCCGAGCCGGAGCCCCAGGCGGGGCCGAGTGTGCAGCCGTGGATCGGGCCGCAGGGTGTGCAGCAGGTGGTGGGGGAAGGAGCGGAGCCGAGCTGGGGCTCGGCGCTCCCAGGGGGGCAAGGAGGGCCCCTTCGACAGGCTCAGGGCACGGGGCAAGTAGGGGTCCCAGGGGGGCCGGTACGCGGGGGAGGCGGGCCGCCGGTGACAGCGGGGCCGCCCTCTCAGGCGTGGGCCGGCGCCAGGCGGCGCATCGGGGAGGCTTGGGCAGGGGTCGAGGCGCCAGCGGAGCCGTGGCAATTACCGGGCGCGCTGGGGCAGATGCAGGAGAATGCGGCGAGGCAAGGAGGGGAGCCGAGCTGGGGCTCGGCGGTCCCAGGGCCGCCAAGCTGGATTAGGGGGATGCGTCCACCGCAGCCGTGGGCCCGGGCGCCAGAGACGCCGACGCCGCTGCAGCGGTGGGTGGTGGGCCCGGCGTCGCAGGCGGCCCGGGAGCTAGGGGCGGGGATGAGGGCGCCCATGCCGCTGGTGGGGGCTGCGCTGCACGACGTGGGGCAATTGCCGGGGTTGCGGAAGCCGAGCAGGGCGGCGGCGGCGGCTGGCAAGACGGCGCTGGAGGCGCTGCAACTGCCGACGTCGGTGGTGGAGGAGACGCTGGCCAGAAGCGTCGGCCAGCGCTTGGGGGGGATCCACGGGCTGCCGCCGCTGACGCATCCGGAGAAGTATCTGACGGCGGAGGATCGGAAGGTGGCGGAGCAGGTGGCGCGGTATTTGAACGCGGAGGCGCAACTGGTACGCGGGGGAGGTGGACCGCCGTCTGAGAAAGATTATTTGGACCTGAACAAGCCGGGCCTGGTGATGCGCTATATCGCCGCGCAGGGCGTACTGACGGCGCGACGACTGGGGGCCCCGAGCATGCAAGAGCTGGCGGAGCAGCAGTACGGCGCGGGGCCGGAGACGGAGATGGGGCTGGCAAAGTTGGCGGTGGCGGGCGGCTACAGCAGCTACGAGGCGCAGAGAGGGATGCTGCCGCGGCTGATGGCGGGGGAGCCGATCGAGAGTGTGACCGGCGGGATGAGCATCAACACGCGGGAGCCAACGCAGGAGGAGAAGGAGGCGTTCAACAGCTACGTGGCGGGCGTGCGGGCCGCGGACGGGCCGGAGGCGGCGGAGGACGCGGCGCAGGCGGTCCTGGAGACGGGGCGGATCCCGGGCGGCAGCGACCTGTGGAACGAGATTCTGTTCCAGAGCGGCTTGGATCCGCTGAATTTGTTCGACTTGCCGGTGTGGGCGGGAAAGCTGGAGCGGGCGCGAGAGGGGCGGGCGGTGGCCAGGGTGGCGACCAGGGTGGACGACGCGGCTGCCCTTCGACAGGCTCAGGGGGCGGCGCGGCGGGCGGTGGCGGCTGGCGTGAGCGAGGCGCTGCAGCACGGCCAGGATTTGCCTGCACAGGGCGGCAGGAGTTGGATCGGGCGCTTGTGGAAGCGGATTAACCCGTTCGAACTGACGCCGATGGCGAAGGCGCAGCAATCGGCGAACGGCGCCTACCAGGTGGGGAGCCTGATTATCGAGCACGCGGACGGGCCGGAGGAGGCGAAGGCGTTGGTGCGGGCGCTGGCGGACAATCCGGGGCGGCTGGTGGACGAGCTGGGGAGTGTGCCAGCCAGCCAGATGGCGCGGGAGGCGCAGCCGGTATTTCGGGAGGTTCTGGGGAAGCTGGATGATATGCAGAGCCTGAGGAAGTGGGACCGGTGGGAGTTCGTGAGTGAGCTGAGCGACGCGATGTTGGATGCAGCGAAGACGCTGGAGGGGGTCCCGACGACGGCGGCCGAGGCGGCTGCGGCGAAGAGTGGGTACCGGCGGTTTGCGGACGGGTTCCGGCACACGATGAGTGAGTTCTATCTGCGGACGCCGGGGTATGCGATCGCGAACGCGACGAGCGATCTGACGACGATGGCGACGGACGGGGTTCTGTCGCTGGACGGGGTGGGGGAGATCGACGATTTCCTCAAACGGATCGGGCCGACGACGCGGCGGATCGCGGGGGCGACGGGCGGTCAGCAGGTGATGGCGCAGGGCTCGAAGCTGCCCGGGGCGCTGGGACGGGTGAGCGAGACGGCCGGGCGGTGGATCAGCAGACAGGAGGAGGGCCGGTACAAGCGGGCATTCTACAGCGTGCTGACGGACTCACTGGAGCGCCTGTGGCGGCCGAAGCTGCCGGGCGACCTGGCGGCGCAGGTGGCGCGGGCGTACGGGCCGGACGCGGTCCAGGAGCTGGAGGGGGCGCTGCGGCGAGGGCGGAACCTGGACGAGTTCCGGGCGGTGGTGGGGAAGCTGGACAACGGCGAGCCGCTGGTGAACGTGGCGCGCTACCTGGACGATCCGAACGTGTTGAGCGTGGGGATGCGGGTGGAGTTGGAGCCGAAGCTGGAGCAGGCGCTGGTGGGCCTGCCCGCGCCCATGCAGGCGGGCGGACGGAGGGAGGCCGAGCTGGTGCTCGGCGGTCCCAGGGGAGCAAGGAGCGGAGCCGAGCTGGGGCTCGGCGCACGGAGCGGCGGTCCCAGGGGGGCGGAGGTGGAGGCGCGGATCGACGACGTGATCGACGGGGCGCGCGAGACGGTGCGGCAGAGCACGGGGAAGGCGTTCGCGGGGGATCCGACGCCGCCGGGGCGGATGGTGTGGAGCAATAACGAAGCGGCGCAGGACCTGGCGGAGGAGCAGGGGATGTTGGAGGCGCTGGGACGCGCGGCGGGTGTGAGTGAGGAGGAGGCGGCGCAGCAGACGCAGACGCTGGCGGACGTGTTGGCGCCGGGCGAGCGGGAGATGCGGCACGCGGAGGAGCAGATGCTGGCGACGGTGCGCGCTGGCAGCGATGACATCGGCCAGACGCGGGCCGAGGCGGCGGTGATCCAGGCGGCGCGGGCGGACACGGGAATGGAGAGCATGCGGGCGCGGGCGGCGGCGGACGAGCTGCGGGCGCGCGCGTGGGCAGAGGTGAAGCGATTGGGGGCAGAGGGAAAGCAGAGCGGTGTGGTGTGGGAGGGCTATTTTCCGCAGATCAGCGAGCTCCGGCTGGGGGAGCAGGAGACGAACATCCGGCGGCTGCAGGCAGCTGGCGAGCAACTGAAGCGGGTGCAGGCGGGGGAGACGTTCGAGGCGGTGATGGGGCGACCGGCGCAGAGTGTGATGGACGGGGCAGTGGACAGTCTGCGGAGCCTGGCGCGGGATCTGGGCACGCGGCAGGCCAAGCTGGTGCGGCTGGGGGTGGAGGAGTTCGGCGACTTCGACAAGACGCTGGACGCGATGCGACTGACGGTGGACCTCCCGGAGGCGGAGACGTGGCGGCTGGTGAAGATGAATCCGACGCGGGATACGCTGGACGTGGTGACGAGCACGCAGCAGGCGGTGGACCGAATGGGGAGGGGGGCGGCGGAGGAGGCGGCAGCGATCCGGTCGCGGTTCCTGGCGGGGAAGATCAACCGGGAGAAGTACGGCGAGTTGGTGGGCGCGGTGTGGGGCGATGGGTTCTTCAAGCAGGGGGCGCAGGCGTGGGATCTGACGCGCGGGCAGGTAGCGGCGCTGCCGATGAGTCCAGGGGCTCAGAAGCGGGCGCTGCAGGCCATGGGTTGGCCGGTGGAGAAGATCGAGCAGCTGACGAGCGGGCAGATGAGCAGCGTGCTGCGGGCGAACGTACGCTGGGACGCGATGTTGGACGCGCCGGAGATGCCCCTGGCGGAGGCGGTGCAGGGCTCGATGATGTACGTGGCGGAGCAGGCGGGCCTGGATATCACGCGGGCGGCGAATTGGACCCCGGCGGAGTGGGAGAGCCTGGGGATGCAGGCGCAGGTGTTGGCGAAGGAGGCAGGAGACCGGGCGAGCACGGCGCGACGGATGGGCGCGGCAGCGGTGGAGGAGGCGGCGCAGCAGGCGGCCAGGCGGCCGCAGACGGTGCAGGCGGGGATGGATATTGTGTATCCCTCGAGCGTGGACGACATCGCGCGGGTGATGGGGATGCAGCCGCAGCAGATGCGGCCGGACGACTGGGCCAGGGTGGCGGACTTCGCGCACGAGCGGGGGGCGCAGGCGTGGGACCTGGGCGACGAGATCGCGCGGAAGGCGAACGCCTGGGGCGAGCGGGGCGGTGTGACTGCGTGGGGGCAGGTGGGCGGACAAGGCCGGGAGGTGCGCTGGGGCGGCCACACGCGCAAGTGGGTGGGCGAGCGGATAACGGAGCTGAAGGGGGAGAGCCGGGAGCAGGCTAAGGCGCTGGCGCAGTGGCTGCTGGAGCAATCCGGGTACGAGCCGAGAGAGCTGGAGCGCCTGAATTTGCAGCAGCGGACGCGACTGCTGCAGGAGGTGGCGCAAGGGGACGTACTGGTGAAGTCGAGCGGGGCGCCGGTGACGATTGGGCCGGTGGCGGCGCAGCGGCGGTACGAGATCATCAATGGGGCGAGCGACCAGGTGCGGCGGACGGCGGCTTCGTGGGGCGGGCAGCCGGAGGAGGCGATGGGTTACCGGTGGCTGGAGCTGGCGGAGGAAGCGACGCGGCGCACGGGGCGGGTGGAAACGCCGATCGACGTAGGGCAGATCGAGCAGACGATGGAGGAGGCGGCGAAGGCGGGGCGGCAGGTGTGGGCGTATCCGGTGGGGGGGGCGGCGCCGGTACCACTGAGCCAGACGGAGCTGCGGTTGTGGGCTGGGCCAGATGGAGAGCTGGTCGATTGGAAGGGCGTGCAGAGGTTGGCGGCGCAGGACGGGGAGGTGTTGTGGACGAAACCGGCTGCGGAGGCTGTGAATGCGGAGTACGTGGCGGCGGGGCCGGGGCTGTACGATTCGCGCGGGTATCCGGTGATGCGGCCCACGGAGGGACGCGCGGAGCGTCGAGGGCCGAGCACCCAGCACGCGGTGATCGAGCGGATGCAGGGGATGGTGCCGGGGGCAGAGCAGCGGGGGTTGGGGAAGGCGAGCGTGGGATTCGAGCAGCGCCAGGCGTGGCTGGCGGAGCGGTACGTGGACGTGCAGGATATGGCGAAGGCGCGCGGCCAGTTGATGAAATCTGGGACGCGGACGGGGCGCGGCGCGCTGGTGGTGCCGACGGGTGTGGTGAAGGCGCAGACGCGCAAGGAGATGGGGCTCTATACGCTGGACTTGTTGGACGAGGAGCGACGGGTGCTGCGATCGTACAGCTTCGACAATTGGGGGGAGGCGAAGACGGCCAGGACAGCAGCCCGGCAGGTGATCAAGGATGGGCGGCAGGGGCAGGCGCATTTGGTGAGCACGGATTGGGGCGCCTGGCGGGTGGAGGACGTGCTGGGCAGGGATAAGGCGGCGGCGGCAAGGGGTGGGTACGCGGAGGCGCCGACGATGGCGGATATGGCGCAGGTGATGGAGGGGGAGCAACTCCGGGCGCTGGAGCAGATCCGGGAGGGGATGAAGGCGGATGCGAGGAAGTGGGGGGAGCGGTTCGGGGGAGCGGCGGAAGGAGGGAAGCCGAGCTGGGGCTCGGCGATCCCAGGGGGGCAAGGAGCGGCGGTCCCAGGGGGGCGCGTGTGGACGGCGGACGAGTTGGAGCGCGCAGCGACGCTACGAAGGGCCGGGGGCAAGGGAGACCCGCTGACGGCGCGGCGGTTGAGCGAGTGGGTGGACGGCGACCTGGCGCGGGACTGGACGACGACGAAGGGGATCGGGGTGGAGATGGCGCGGGACGGGGCGGATTTCGCGCTGCTGGATTACACGAAGCAGCGGCGCGGGGATGTGTGGGCGAATCTTATCTACCCCTACACGTTTTGGAAGACGCGGAGCGGCCGGAATTTCGCGCTGCGAGCGATGGAGAGGCCGGGGGCGGTGGCGGCTTACGTGCGGTATCAGCGGGGGATGGAGCGGGCGAACGAGGAAGCGGGGCGCCGCAGCCGGTTCGAGGGGAGCGTGGGGATACCGGCCGGGGGCGTACTGCCGGAGTGGATGGGCAAGGTGCTGTTCTACAACCCAAGCCGCGGCTTCTTCCCGTGGGCGCAGATCGTGGGGCAGGGCTACGGGGACGATCCGGCGGATGCGGAGAACGCGCTGGACGCGCTGCTGCGGGTGTCGAGCAAGCTGGGGCTGCGGCCGTATGGGTACATCGAGTGGGGCGTGCGGTATTTCGGGTGGGCGGGCGACAAGGGGGACATTGGGTACATCCTGCCGCAGACGGGGATGGCGCAGGCGGCGACGGCGGGGCTGCGAGAGGCGGGGATTGGCACGAACGTGATCCCGCCTGGCGGGATGAACATCGAGGCGGGGCTGCGCCGCGGACTGGGTGCGCCGGAGGCGGAACCCTACACGGGGTACAGACGATCGCGGATGATCAGCGATATGGCGGCGGTCGGGACGATATCGACGGAGGCGGCGCTGCTGGCGCAGGAGCTGCAGCGGCTGGTGGAGACGGGGGAGTTGGCGCAGGCGGAGGCGGAGGGCTGGGAGCGAGGGGGAGAGAACACCGTACCGCAGGTGTCGGAGAACCTGAGGCGGATCGCGGTGGAGCAGGGCTGGACGCCGGAGCAAGTGGCCGAGGCGCAGATGGCGCTGCAGGAGGCGACGCAGCGGGCGGGCCTGGAGCGGGGCGTGACGACGGCGGGGAGTTTTATGGCGGGGCAGACGCTGCGGGTGCTGCCGACGGGAGAGCAGGGCCAGTTGGAGCTGCAGGGACAGGAACGTGGGACGATGTATTCGCCGCTGACGGGGACGGGCAGCCGCGAGGCGATGCTGGCGTGGCAGAAGGAACATCCGGAGGCGCTGACGCGGAGGATGACGAGCAGCGCGATCGACGCGGGGGAGTACAGCGGGTGGACGCCAGGGGAGGCGCTGCAGTCGCGGACGGAGGGGGCGGAGCGGGAGCGGATCAACGCGGAGTATGACGAGCGGAAGGCGGAGTTGCTGAGGCAGCGGCCGTGGGATAGCGCGGGGGCGGCGGCGCTGGAGCAGGAGAGGTATCAGGCGCTGGATAGTGTACAGGCGGGGGCGCAAGGAGCGGCGGTCCCAGGGGGGCAAGGAGCGGAGCCAGGGGTGGAAGCAGGGAGGCCGAGCTGGGGCTCGGCGATCCCAGGGGGGGCGGCGGAGGAGTACCGGCCGCGGAGCGTGTGGGGGGCGAGCCCGGTAGAAGCGGAGCGGATCCGGCGGGACGAGGTGTTGGCGGCGGTGAGCGCGGCGATGCCGAGGCGGGCGGAGTTTGAGGGCGAGGAGGGCGCGGCGCAGTACGAGGAGGCGGTGCGGGCGTTCTTTGCGGACGCGCCGGTGCGGATGGCGGGGGACGTGCGGCTAGGCGCCCTTCGACAGGCTCAGGGTACGAGGCCGGAGCAGGTGGACGCGTGGGTGGCAGGGATCGGGAAGGGGGACGTGGAGCGGTACTGGCGGCGGAACGACACGCCTCTGGAGGCGCTACAGCGCGTTTGGGGCGATGAGGTATATGGTAAGACCTTTGACGCGTACGGGGCGGCGCTGGAGCGGGGGATGGACAGCGGGGAGGCATACGAGCGGTACGTCGAGGGCGCGGGACCGACGAGCGGGACGGCGCTGATCGACGCGGTGCTGAAGGCGTATCCGGACCGCGGCTGGACGCCGCAGGAGCTACAGCAGGAGTATCAGGGGGTGGAGTTCCCGGGTGTGGGGGAGGCTGCGGATCTGCGGAAGCCGCCGGAGGAACGGGCGCTGGCGGAGGCGCAGGACGGCTTCTGGCGGGCGCTGGACGAGAGGCTGCCGCCGGGGCGGATGAGCCGAGGCGCGCGGGAGTATCCGTTGGTGCAGCTGGTGTTGGATGCTGAGACGCGAGGGACGGCGACGACGGAGCAGTATCAGAAGGCTCTGGACTGGCTGGAGAGCTGGCGGGCAGGGAACGTGAGCGAGGAGTGGCTGACGCCAGCGGACTGGCAGGAGGCGCGGGCGCTGAACGAGGAGTGGACGGCAGAGGCGGAGCGGGCGCTGCCGGGGATAGACGAGACGCTGGGGGCGTATTATGACCTGAGCCAGGCGGAGCGGAGGGCCTACAAGGCGGAGCACCCGGAGATCGGGACGTATTTCGACATGCGGGATGCGTTTGGGGCGGAGCCAGGACACGAGATTTGGGCGTATTTCTACCTGGGTGGGGCTTCGACCCTTCGACAGGCTCAGGGTACGACAGGCTCAGGGTACGGCGCACGGAGCACGCGGCGGAGTTATCGGAGAGGAAGCTGGGGTGGATCGAGAGGAGGTGGCCAGAGATTCTATGGGACGAAGTATCCGGCGAAGATGACGCTGGAGCGGCCGGATCCGTGGGGGAGCGCGCTGCGCTTCGAGCGATACCGGCCGAAGGGAGTGCCGTGGGTGGTGAAGAATCAGACGGGTTGGAAGTGACGTATAGCCGAGGAGGCGTGATGAGCAACAGAGGTAGAGGGGCGCAGGAAGGGAAGCCGAGCTGGCGCTCGGCGGTCCCAGGGGCGTTGGGGATCGTTGTGGTGATTGGGTTGATGGCGTTGGCAGGCCCGGCGTGGGCGGCCTCAGCAACGCAGGGGGCGGAGCAGTTGCCGGGGGTGTCGGAGTATCTGGCGATGGCTGGGCTGAGCGCGCTGATCGTGGGGATCGTGCAGATTCTGAAGGCGCTGAAGGTGATACCGGACGGATCGGCGGCCCAGTGGGCGACGGTGTTGAACGTGATCGCCTACGCGACGGGGATTATTCTGGGCGTGTTCGGGGTGGATCTGATGGCGCCGGGATCGCAGCAGGTGATCGGGATTTTGCAGCAGGTGGTGGCGTTGGCGTTGATGATCGTGGCGAGCCCGTTGTTGTTCAGGGTGCTGCGATACTTCGGGGTTATGGGCAGGACGGATAATCCGTTCTAGCAATCAGAAAGGGGAGTTGTAGAGCAATGAAAGAGCAAACGGAGTTGACGCAGAATGGCGGGGCTGAGGGCGCGCAGGCCGGTGGGCGAGGGAGCACATCGGCTCAGGGAGCGGCCCTTCGACTCTTCGACAGGCTCAGGGCAAGCAAGGCTCAGGGCGCGGCGCAGGCAGGGGCTCAGCAAGCGGCGGGCCAGGCAGCGGCCAGTGATGCGACGATAGCCGGAGGGGCTGGTGTGTCTGAGGAGCAGGCGCAGGCTCAGGCTGAGGGTATTGACCTCACGAACCTGGCGGAGTTCCGGAAGTGGCAGGCAAATCGCGACAGGCGCGAGGCAGCGATGCAGGCGCAATACGAGCGCAGACTGCGGGAGATGCAGGAGGCACAGACTCGGCAGCAGGCCGAGCTGGCGCAGTTGCGGTTGGCGAACGCGGATCCGGAGGAGGCAGCGGCGTACTGGCAGGAGCAGTACGAGCGGCAGCAGGCGGAGATTGCACGACAGACACAGCAGGCAGAGGTTGGGCAGACGGTCCGGACGCTGGGTGAGACGCTGTTGGAGGCGTACGGCTTGACAGCAGAGACGCCAGGGTTGGATTGGGGGGACGGGAATCCGACGCTGCAGAATCTGGAGCGGCTACGCGCAAGCGTGAAGGCGGTTGCAGAGGAGCAGAAGGCGGCGCTGGAGGCCGAGCGGAAGCGCGCGCAGGATGCAGCGGTGCGGACGGCGCAGAACCAGGCGCTGGAGCAGGCGGGAGTGACGCCGGTCTCGACAGCAACGGGCGGGGCAGGATCGGCCAACCCGATCGAGGACGTAACAGACCCAGGCGATCTGCTGGCGATGGCGTTCGGAGGATCTGGGGGCGGCGCATGAGAAAATATCATACCTGAGGAGGTAGGTTAAATGGCGGCAATCACATTGAGTGATGCAGCGAAGCAGATGACGGATCCCTTGCAGAAGGGGGTCGCGATGCTGCTGCTGCGACAGGCAAAGATTTTGGAGCTTTTGCCGTTTCAGACGGTGAAGAGTTTGACGGTGGCAATGGCGCGGGCGAAGACGCTGCCGACGGCGGCATTCCGCAAGATCAACGCGGGATACACGCCGGGCGGCGGGAAGACGGAGCAGGCCGAGTGGGCGGTGAAGCCGCTGGGCGGCGACGTGGACTTCGACAATATCTACGATCTGGTGAGCAACTGGCTCGAGGATCCGAAGACCACGCAACTGAAGATGAAGGCGCAGGCGGTGGCGAGCACGTTCAACGACTACTTCATTAACGGCAGTCCGACGAAGGACGCGGATGGGTTTTACGGGCTGGACTATCTGGTGGATCAGATGGACAGCCGACAGAAGTGGGCGATCGGGACGTCGGGGACCCCATTTGACCCGACGGCGAGCACGGCCAACACGAACAAGTTCATCGATCATTTGCACAAATTGAACGAGTACGTGGGCGGGGCAGACGCGTTTTTCATGAACCTGGGCACCAGGCTGGGCGTGCAATCGGTGCTGCGACGGTCGGGGCTGCTGGATACCACGAAGGACCAGTTCGGGCGCAACGTGTTCATCTTCGACAACGCGAAGTTCATCGATATGGGGCTGCTGCGGGACCAGAGCACGGAGGTGATCACTGACACTGAGGATCCGGGCGACGGCGGGAGCGACACGACCAGTATCTACGCGGCGAAGTTTGGGGACGACGAGCTGATCGGGATCCAACTGAACCAGCTTGCGGCGTACTGGGTCGGCGGGCCGAAGCACGAACTGGAAGACAAGCCGTCGAAGCGAGCCCGGATCGACTGGGTCGTAGGCCTGGCTCCGAAGGGCAAGTGGTGCGTGGCGCATATGTACAATCTGGCTGCGCAGTCGGCGTGGACCTAGAGGGGGTGAGATAGATGGCTAACAAGGCGTTTTATGCGGGAGGGGCGTTCGATACGCTCCTGATGTTGCGGAAGACCACGGACGGGAGTCTGACGACGACCGGGACGTGCGCTGGTGTGGGGATCTACGGCACGCCGGTGAAGGGGATGGCGGCGAAGATCGTGGTGCCGACTGCGGCCGCCACGACCACACTACTGGCAGAGCTGCAGGCGGCGGACACGGATGCAGACGGATCGTACGCCACGATCGCGCAGAGTGAGAGCATCACGGCGGCGGGCGAGTATGCGATCCGATTCGCGACGCGGCGGACGTACGTGCGGGCGAAGTTCTCTGTGGCGGGCACGAGCCCGGACTTTGGGGCTGTGCAGATGGGTATCGTGGCGGAGGGGTTCTAGCAGCGTTCACGTAGGAGCGTGAGCGTACAATCGAATAGGGGCGGAGGAGGTCGATAGGGGATAACCTCCGCCCCACATTTACACGGGGCACACGGAGGGGAGCCGAGCTGGCGCCCGGCGATCCCAGTGATCGGAGAGAGCAGATGGGTGAGTACCGGTTTATGATCGGCGCGCCGCACGTGGGGGATCTGCCGGGCTACGCGGTGGATAGTTTGCTGGCGCTGGTGAAGCCGAAGGAGGGTTTCCTTTGGCAGCGCGCGTCGGGGATGCCGGTGGACGTGGCGCGGAACTTCCTGGTGCGGGCGATGCTGGAGCAGGGGGCGGAGTGGTTGCTGCAGATCGACGCGGATATGCAGTATCACCCGGACAGTCTGAAGCGGTTGGCGGAGCGGGTGACGGCCCCTTCGACCCTTCGACCCTTCGACCCTTCGACAGGCTCAGGGTACGACAGGCTCAGGGTACGACAGGCTCAGGGTACGACAAGCTCAGGGGGCGCAAGTGTGGACATGGTGGGGGCGCTGTGTTTTACGCGCTACGTGCCGCCGGTTCCGAGCATTTTTCGGGACGTGACACGGCGGGTGCACGGCCACGAGTTCCTGCGGATTCAGGTGGAGGAGACGCGGCAGTGGTTGGAGGCGCACCCGGAGGCGATGGCGGAGTGTCCGACTGTGCTGGATCCGGCGCCGGAGGATGCGATGGTGCGGGCGGATGCGACGGGCGGGGCGTTCTTGCTGGTGCACCGGCGGGTGTTCGAGGCGATCGAGCACGAGTACGCGGGCAAGCGTGGGCTTTTCGGCAGGCGCAGGGCAGCGCGGGAGCGCGAGCTTTACGGGGGGCCGTGGTTCCGGCGGGATCAGGTGAAGAAGGGTGAGGACTTCCTGTTTTTCCAGCGGGCGCGGAAGCTGGGGTTTCAGTTGTGGATCGATCGGAGCGTGATCGTGAAGCATATGTGGGGGGACAGCGGGGGAATCGGGCCGGAGGCGTTTGTCGCATACCAGTCGGTGTACCCGTTCGAGCGGGTGATCGAGACGTGAGGGAACCTTGGGGTTTCGACCCTTCGACAGGCTCAGGGTACGACAGGGTGGGGGCCTGCATCGGAATGCAGGTTTCTAGGGGAGGTAGGGGCCTGCATCGGAATGCAGGTTTCTAGAGGAGGTGGCGGGTGATGGAGTTTCGGGGGCAGTTGATCGATTCATTTGGCCAGTTGGAGATTCTGAGGGCGGAGGGCGGGCACGTGGGGCTGCGGCAGCAGCTGGCGCCGCTGATGTATCAGGAGGTGGTGCTGCGGGTGGAGGCCGCACCCGAGGGTGAGGGAGCTGCGAAAGGGTCGGCGGTTGGGCGTGAGGACCGCGAGTTGATGTGGCCGGGTGTGACGTTGTCGAGCGCCCAGCTGGCCACCCTGGCGGCGGCGGGGATCTACACGCTGGGGACGGCGATGCTGCAGACGGATCGGGAGCTGCTGGCGATTGCGGGGATTGGGAAGGCGGCGGTGCGGAAGATTCGGGGGGCGCAGTGAGGTGACGTGGATCGCGATTGCGGTGGGGTTGGGGGTGGCGCTGCTGGATTGGCGCGTGACCAGGTGGAATCAGGGCAGCGAATGGAACGGGTACGGGGCTGTGGGGCGGACGCTGAATAAGGCGAATCTGGCGCCGATGCGGTACCGGGTGTTGGTTCCGTGGCTGCTGTGGCTGATTGGGTGGGCGGCGACGCAGGTGAGGAGGCGGGACGTGTGGGTGGGTCCTGCGGTGTACCAGGCGGTGAAGGCGGCGCTGATCGTGGGGGCGCTGGCGGTGTGGGGGATGGTACTGGGGCCTGCCGGCGCGCTGGCGGTGGGGCTGGTGTTTGCGCTGACGTTGGAGTTCGATTATTGGGATCAGTACGCGGAGGCGCTGGGGCTGGGGCTGGTGGTGTTGGGGACGGCCCTTCGACAGGCTCAGGGGCCGGGCGGTTGGTATGGGGTGGTGATCGCGGCGCTGGGAGCGCTGGTGTGGGGGTTGAGCCGTGAGACGGTGATGCTGGCGCCAGTGGTTGCGGCGATACTGATATGGGGAGCGGCGGAGCCGGGGGCGCAAGGAGGGGGGCCGAGCTGGGGCTCTGCGCACGGAGCGGCGGTCCCAGGGGCGGCCCTTCGACCCTTCGACCCTTCGACAGGCTCAGGGTACGACAGGCTCAGGGTACGACAAGCTCAGGGCGCGGCGCTGATCGCGGCGGGGATGGTGGGGCCGGCGGCGCGCTGGGCTGTGCGGCGGATTCAGGGACCGGCGGCGCTGTACTGCGAGCGGTGGATGGCGCGGCGGAATTGGCGGGATCTGGTGGGGGCGTGGGACCCTTCGACCCTTCGACACGCTCAGGGTACGACAGGCTCAGGGCGAGTCGGGGGGGACGCGGGGATGGCGATGAGTTTGCTGGCGACCGGGGGGGTGATTGCCTATCTGCTGGCGCAGATAGGATGGCGATTGTCTACGCCAATCGCCCAGGTGGTTGTGATGGCGCCAGCGCTGGCGATGGTGGGGGCGGCGTGGACGCTGGCCAGGGCGCGGGAGACGCGGGTGATGATTCCGGCGGTGTTGTGGGTGATGGCGAGTTGGAATGTTTAAACGTTGGAACGATAGTAGGGACGGGGAGGTGTACGGATGGATAGGTTGGCGGTAACGAAGACTGTGACGATCGCGGAGAGTGAAGCGGAGTCGGCTGCGTTTGATATGAGCGCACTGGTGATGGGAGTGGTGCGGATGCCCGCTGAATGGACTGCAGCAGGCGTTGGCTTCAAAGTGTCAGATGGCGAGGGTGGGACATTCCTGCCGTTGTACGACGAGGAAACATCGATTGTACAAATCGGGACTTCGTCCGTGCACCCAGTGGCGGGTAGAGCCTATGGCACTCCGCCTGAATTGTCGGGGGCTCACTGGGTAAAGCTCTGGTCACAGGATGGAAGCGGGAGCGACACCAATCAGGCAGCGGCGCGAACGTTGGAAATCGACCTAAAAGCATAAGGGGAGAGCGATGAGTATTGCGCTTAAGGAAGAACCATGGCTGATTATTACGTGGCAAAGGACGGAGACGACAACGGGGCGGGCACAATAGGCGATCCGTTTTTAACGGTAATGCATGGCATTGACGCCCTGTCCAGCGGCGACACGCTGTATATCCGCGCCGGTACGTACACCGAGGGAATTCACGGCATACCATCTGGCGGTGGTTCATGGGAGAGCGCAACAACAGTTCAAGCCTACAACAATGAAGTTGTGACAATCAATGGGGCGTGGTCTGAGTATGTCTACTATACTTCCAGCGACGATTGGATCGTCATTGCAGATATTATCTTCGACGGGGTTGCCGGAACAAAGAGCGCGCTGAGTATAGGGAATACGGCCACCTATCAGAGAATTCAGGACTGCGAGATCAAGAATTCTGCGTGGAACGCGATTATCATTAAGGGCGACCACAACGAGTTTCTCAGGTGCGACATTCACGACAGTGGACAAGATGCTGATAGGGGCCACGGCATCTACATCAAGGGCAATTACACCTTGATAGAGGATTGTCAGGTCTACAACCATAACGGACATGGAATTCACGTTTTTGATAATGACGATCTTGAATGTCACGACAATGTAATCAGGGGAAACCTTGTTCATGATAATGACCTTGATCTGTCCGGCTACTATGGGGACGACGCGCCCGGGATCGGCGTTTATCTCGATGACAACAATCAGGTCTACAACAATATTGTCTACTCTGAAAATAGCAGGGGCATTCAGGTTGGCGGCGGGGCGGGCGCCACGCTTGTCTACAATAACACCATCTATGATTGTAGGGACTACGGTATCGTAATAAACTCCAGCGGGGGAGACTATGGCCCTGCCACAAACACTGTCGCACGGAACAATATTGCATATGGCTGTGGTACTAACATCTATGACGTAGGCACCGACACTGTTCAAGATCACAACATTACAACGAACCCAGACTTTGTTAATGCGGGCGCACACAACTTCCACCTGCAATCGACAAGTGATGCCAGGGACGCAGGGGCCACAATCGCACTGGTCACAGATGACTATGACGATGTGGCTAGACCCCAAGGAGAGGGATACTGTATCGGGGCATTTGAGTATGCAGGAGGAGACATGTCTATCGTAGTAGACATCGATCACGAAGGCGGCGATCTCTCGGAATATGATAGCACAGTAATAGACGGCGGCGACCTGTCAGTTGGTGGCGGCGCGGCACTGGCGGGCACGAATTATGGTCTATCGTGTCTGATCGATGACGCAACGGCAATCTACGGCCAGATAGCGCTTCCTGCACCAGAGTCGAGCAAGGTGCGGTTGCGGTTCTACATTGACCCCAACAGCCTGACAATGGCCGACGGAGACCAATTCGACATTGTGAGTTCGGACAACGCGCTGTTTTTTGTCAGGCTTTACAATGATGGCGGAAGCTATAAGATCATCTTTAAGATCAAGGATGACGCAAGCGCGTATAAGACAATCACATCCGGTGCGATTAGTGACGCTGAGCATTACGTGGAAGCCTACGAATACGGCGCGGCGGGGACTGGCACATCTGAGCTCTGGGTTGATGGGGTATCTCAGGGGACACAGTCAGACCTAGATAACGACACGAGGGTCACACAGTTTACGTATTTGAGGATGGGCGCGGTTACCGGCATTGACGCTGGCACGCACGGCACACTCTATCTCGACGAGTTGGTCATCAACGACGATGGCAATGAGATCGGACCATTAGTCTCTACACCGAAAAACACTGGCAAGGATGCGATGAGGCGGCAGCGGTGGCAACTATGGACAGGAGGAGGGTAGGGGATGGCTGAGACGACGCGGGCGGATTTGGTGGAGCGGGTTGCGGGGCGGCTGGGCGGCTACCGGCAACTGACGGCGACGGGCGGGAGCACGACGACGGTGGTCGACACGGCGAATCTGACGGCGCCGGATGACTACTATGAGGCGTGGCAGGCTTACGTGCTGACGGACGCGGGGGGCGCGAGCGCGGCGCCGGAGGGGGAGACGCGGCCGGTGACGGAGTACAGCCAGGCAACGGCGACGCTGACGGTGTCGCCTGCCTTTACGGCGGCCGTGGCGGCAGGGGACACGGTTGAGCTGCTGCCGGTGGAGCGGGGCGTGATCTGTGACGCGATCAATGCGGCGATCCGGGCGGCGGGGCTGACGTGGCCGGTGGTGGTGGTGGACGCGACGACGCTGGACGTGACGGCGGATGACTACGATTACGATCTGCCAGCGGCAGTCGCGACGCTGCTGAGCGTGTCGGTGCGGACGGCCAGCGACGATCCGTGGGTACCAGTGCCGGGGGCGTTCTGGTGGGTGAGCGGGACGCCGGGCGCGCTGGAGTTGATGTTCACGGATCGGCTGGGGCGGCTGGGTGACGGGGACGACATGCGGCTGGAGTATCTGAAGGCGCCAGCGGAGATGACGGCGGATGATTCGGCGCTGGGAGTGGGGGAACCGGCAGAGAGCGAGCTGGCGCAGTACGTGGAGGATATGGCGACGGCGTGGCTGTACGAGCGCGGGGCGGGGCGGAACCTGGGAGATTTCCGGGAGCGGATTACGATGGCGCAGACGTATCGGAAGCGCGCGGATGAGCTGAAGGAAGCGGCGAGTGTGTATGCGGCCGGTCCGGTGGTGATCGGGGCGCGGTGGCCACGGGCGAAGGGGTAGGCAGGGGAGCCTGCCCGCGCGGCCTCGCAGGCGGGCCGAGCTGGGGCTCGGCGGTCCCAGGAGCGGCGGTCCCAGGGGCGGGGGGGCAGGAGGGGAGCCGAGCTGGTGCTCGGCGATCCCAGGGGCGCAGGGAGCGGCGGTCCCAGGGGCGCAGGCGAGGGAGGGGAGTACGATGTTGAGGGAGTTGTGGGAGGGCGTTGGGTGCTGGATCATGGCGGTCATTTTCAACGCGCTGGTGATTGGGGGCATTGTGCTGATATGGGCGATAATCGCTTTTCCGCGTGTCGGCGTACCGGCGCTGCTGGGGTTGTTTTTTGCGGCGTGGGGGATAGACGAGTGGCGGGCCGGACATCGAGGGCTTGACCCTTCGACCCTTCGACAGGCTCAGGGTACGACAGGGCTCCCTTCGACAAGCTCAGGGCAAGCAGGGCAAGCAGGGCAAGCAGGGCCGAGGAAACGTTAGGAGGGTAGCTGATGGCTGACGCCAGGTATGGTGGGAAGTTCAGGGATCCGGCGACGGGTGAGGAGCTGGGGCTGCTGCTGGCGCCGGGGGCAGCAGGATACACGCGGCACTTATCGAACCCGTACGCGGCGAAGGGGGCGCAGGGCGACCACAAGTACGGGGATCTGACTGAGTGGTCTACGATTGCGTTCGATAACTGGCAGGGCGGACGCGGGCAGGATAAGGCGGAGGAGAAGACCCAATTCTGCGATAGCTACCACGTGGAGACGCGCATCAAGAACCAGATCACGCTGGGGCCACTGCCACAATTTGCAGTCGACACGAATCCAGAGTACACACCTGGGAGCGTGGCTGATTACGCGGCGTGCCACACGAGCACGATCACGGCAGCATACGACACGCGCTGGGTCTACTGGATCGATGACGTAGATCGAGGTGCGCAATCATTCCTGACACCGATTGGCGCCAACGGGCTGTCGATGACGAGCGTTGAGATCAAGGTCGTGCAGTTCGAGGTGGTGGATATCCAGATCGATCTGTACGCTGATTCTGGCGGCGAACCAACGGGTTCGTCACTGGGGCAAGCGACGATAGCCGGCGCCGATGCGTCTGGCCGCTGCACGGCGACGTTCGCGTCTGCCATTGCCGTGACAGGCAACACGCGATATCACATCGTGATCTCAACGCCGGCGGCGACGGGGACCAGCTACTTCATCGGCGGCAGCCCGCGGAACACCTACGACGACGGATACGTCCTGTCGGATCCGACGGGCACTGGCGTGTGGTCGGTGGCACACAATGCATCTAACCCAGACCCTGATCTGTGGTGTCATATCGCGTACGAGAAGGAGACGCTGGCGCAGAGTTTTACGACCCAGGCTGCGGGGCTATCGTGCACGAAAGCGAAGTTGTTCCTGCGCAAGATCGGGAATCCTGGAACATTCACGGTGTCGCTGTGCAGCGATAACGCGGGATCGCCGGGCACGGTTCTGAAGGCGGACACGTTCACGGGCGCAGACCTGGCCGAGGCTGGCGACTGGTACGAGCTATCGTGGGCAGCGGAGGCGCTGGCAGGGAGCACGCTGTATTGGTTAACTGTGGCGCCGCCCGCCGCTGTGGACGACCGCAACAGCGTCGTGTATTGGGGTGGGGACAGTGGGGCCGGGTACGGGAGCGGGAGCGGGAAGCACCGGGTGGCGGCGGGCAGTTGGCTGGCGCTGAGCGCGGATTTATATTTCCAGGTGCAGACGAATGAGCTGGACGGGGCGCCGATCGCGTTGGCGCGCTACAACGGGAAACGATACCTGGCGGCTGGCGATACGGTGTACGAATACAACACGAGCACGAGCGTGTGGGATACGAGCGACCAGGTGAGCACGAAGACATTGACGGCGCTGGCGACGTGGGGAGGGTATCTGTGGGCGGCGCGGGGCGCGGGGCACGTGCTGAGGCGATATAACGGGACGGCGTGGGCGGACGTGAGCGGCAAATACGCGACGCTGCTGCGGGCTGGCGGGGGCGAGTTGGACATCACGGGCGGGGCGGCGGGTCAGGAGCACACGATCGACATCACGGGGGACGGCTCGACCTGGCTGAGCAGTGTGATCGAGGTGGGGGCGGGCGACTACGAGATCACGGGGATGGCGTGGTATCAGCAGATGCTGGTGGTATCGACGGCGACGCGGCTGTGGGGCGTGGCGGCGGATACGACGGAGACGGTGTACGTGCTGCTGGACTGGAGCACGGAAGAGGACGTGGACAACGGGCGGGGAATGGCGGTGTGGGGGCGGGACGGGGCGCTGTATATCCCGCTGCGGCACGGGCTCTATCGGTGGAATGGGGATACGATGCGGGCGGTGGGGCCGGAGCAGGGGACGGGGCTTCCGGCGGCGCGAGCGGGACGGGTGCGCGCGCTTTTGGGAATCGGGAACTGGCTGTGCGCGGCGATCGACGCCGGGACATCTGGCACATCGTCGATCCTGGCGTATGGCGGGATGGGCGACTGGCACGAGCTGGCGCGCGCGGACCAGGCGGGGGATCGGATCCGGGCGCTTTTCTACGAGACGATAGGGACTTTACCGCGCCTGTGGTATGGGCTGGGCAACACGATGCGCAGCCTGATCCTGCCAGACTATACAGACAATCCGTATCAGTACACGGGGTACGAGTTCAACGGATCCGGTGAGCTGATCACGAGCTGGATGGGCGCCGAGCTCTCGCAGGTGGTGAAGGACCTGCACCAGGTGGTGATTCAGGGGGAGGGGTTCTCGTCGTCACAGGCGGTCGACGTGTGGTACGAGGTGGAGCGATCGGGCCAGTGGACGTGGTTGGGCACAGTCGACAATGGCCCACAGCAGACGCTGAAGTTCAGGGGGGCTGACTTCGCGGCGAAGACGCTCGACGCTGGCAGCACGCGGTCCATCATAGAGCTGGCATCGGGGAGCACGACGACAGACATGGAGGTTGGCAACTGGGTGCGGATCAACGGCGAGGTATCCCAGGTGGCCAGTATACCGGACAGCGATACGTTTGCCCTGGAGAGCGCGCTATCGGCGCTGCCGATGCTGGGCGATAGGGTCTACGCCTCACAGCCAGCAGGCCGCGAATTCAGGCTGAAGGTGGTCCTGCGGACGACGTCGAAATCGGCGACGCCCAAGATTACGGCAATCGTGGTGCGCTATCAGAACAACGTGCTGGACCGGTGGGTATTTTCGCTGCAGGTGCGGGTGGAGGACAACCTGGAGGATCGAGGCGGGGCGGCGTACCCGCAGACGGCGGCGGGGCTGCGGGCGGCGCTGGACGGCTGGGCGCAGCGCGTGACGCCGTTCGTGTGGGTGGATCCGGATGGGAACGAGTGGACGGTGAAGGTGGCGAGCGCGGCGGAGGGGGGCTTTGCAGCCCAGACGCGAGGCGTGGAGGAGGGCCATTATCGCAGCTTATACAGCATCAATCTGGTGGAGGTGTAGCGCGTGGCTGAATCGGGTTATCCGGTGGTGTTGAACGGGGACGGCTGTAAGTTTGGGCAGAGGCTGATGAAGCAGACCGCAAGCGATCTTGAGGCGGAGAGAGAGGAGCGGAACGAGAAGATCGAGGCGCTGCAGACGAGCATCGAGCTGCTGGGGAAGAAGGTGGATCGACTGTTGTGGGCATTGGTGACGGCGGCGGTTAGCTTCGGGTCGCTGGCGCTGGCGCTGGCGCTGAATCTGGCGCTGTCTGGGAAACTATGAGGAAGGTAGGTCGTGTTGCGCGGATCGGCGCGATCAAGCCGCTGGATTTGCGGAGGCCGGAGGCGGCGGATTGGGCGCCAGCAGAGCGAGAGACGGGCCTGCCCACGCGCTTGCAGGCGGGCGGAGGTGTGCGGAAAGTGGAGCTGGATCCGCCGGAGCTGACGTTGGCGGCAGAGGCGATCGGCCGGGAGCGGGCGCAGCGGGTGTGGCGGCTGCGGGAAAAGGGGGCGGTGGGGACGCTGCCGGAGCTGTGTACGATGGAGTGGCTGGAGCGGAAGCGGACGCCGTACGAGTTTCAGAGCGCGCAGATGGGCGGGCGGCGGATCGCAGGCGGGGCGGTGATCGACTTCCTGGTGGATATCAGCGCGGCGGGGTGGTACGTGTGGCGGGTGCAGGGGGAGTATTGGCACTCGGGGATGGAGACGGAGGCGCGGGACGAGGCGCAGGCAGAGCGGCTGATGAGGCTGAGGATCGGGGGGCGGCCGGTGGCGGCGGTGGTGGATTTGTGGGAGTTGGATATTTATGACCGGTATCCGACGGTGTTCGAGTTGGCGGAGGCGGGCGTGGGGATGAGGAGGTGAGCGTGTACGAGGTGCGGATCGCGAACCGGCCCGAGGTGGGATCGGTGCCGACGTGGGACGGCCAGGCGTGGGTGGCGCAGGCGCCACGGCGGTCGGTGCGGCAGGTGCACACGGAGAAGCTGCTGCAGGTGGTGATGGGCGAGTGGCGGAGTCCGGACTACGCGGCGGGGTCGGCGGGGTGGGCGTTCAAGCCGGATGGCAGCCTGGAGGCGAACGATATCACGGCGCGGGGGACGATGTACGCGACGGCGGGGGAGCTGGAGAACCTGACGGTGACGGGCGTGCTGAGTTTGAGTACGGCAGGCGAATTGCGGGCCGGGGCAGATGCGAATAACGGGATCCGGTTTGGATATCTGGCGGACGGATACTACGTGCGGGGGGTGAATGCGGGGGTAACGCAGTTCGAGGTTCGCGCGAGCGACGGGAAGGCGTATGCGGGCGGGGGGAAAGTAAAGATAGACGAGGATGGGCTGACGTTAGACCCTATCATCTCAGGGTTCGTTGCTGGTTCGGCAATAAAATGGGGGTCTAGCCTGCGGATATATGGGATGACCGGAGGACTGGGGTCGTCTACGGGCATATTTTTGGGAGTTGGCACACAGGACTCTGAGGCTGAAAAGGTTTCGGTACATCATTATACGGCAGGTGGTACCCACTTTTCGTACATTGAGCTGCGAGTGGACTCGACGGCTGACCACTATCTGGTATACACTAATGGTGGTCTCATGGTTGGCAGCCCAACTGCCTATCCAGGTGTTGGTGAGATTCGGTGTCAATATGATCTCCGCGCGGGCGGAGGCGCCTATTTCGGGGCGACGGATGTGGATCCGGGTGTGGGCGACGTGATGTACACGGCGGATCTGCGGCCGGTGCGGGGCGGGACGGCGTATACTGCGTATGCCTACGTGCCGCTGCCCGTTCCCTACACCAACAGCTCATTCGACGGAGATTCGTTCAGCGATGTAACCACCAATACAAAAATCGAGAACACGAGTTGGTCGACTACGATTCCCGCCGATGCGAAGGGGCTAATTCTGAAAGTGACGTGCCGCGACAGCGGGAGTGGGGGTAGTAGTCCCAACATCAAGCTGTATCCCAGCTCGACAGCGACGATCCCCAGCAAGACAATCTATTTTCAACACGCGCCTAACGACGACCTGATTGAGGAGTCAGTCTTTGTGCCGTGTACGGAGGGGGATATCTGGTACAGGGTGGACGCTACAGGCGCAGGCACGATGGATATTTGGCTGCAGGTATGGGCTTACTTGATTTAAGGAAGGCAAATAGGAGGCGAGTGATGAAGTTGTCGGTGTTTCAGAGGTGGGCGTTGGCGCAGGCGGTAGGGGCGGTGACGGGGACGGTGGCGGAGGTGCGGCTGGGGATGATGGCGCTGGAGGCGCTGGAGTTTTCGGATGAGGAGAGGGAGCGGATCGGCCTGGAGGAGATGGCAGGCGGGTTGCGCTGGGAGCGGGAGGACCGGACGGAGGTGGAGCTGCCGGAGGAGACGACGGCGCTGGTGCGGGCGGCGGCGGAGAGGTGGCGAGGGTGGCCGGTGGCGAAGGCGCAGGAGATGGAGGAGTTGCTGGGGCTGCTGGCGGAGGGGCAGGGGCCTGAACCAGGGGCCGCATGACTCTTGAACCAATGGAACCTGGCGTTAGGGCTCGGGCCGGTATCTGGCGTCTGGCTCGAGGTTGGGCAGGTCGTCTCGATGGACGAGCCAGGAGTTGCCGAACCGCATGCCGACGCCGAACCGCTGGTGGCGGTTGGCGATGAGCGCGCGGGCGCGGCGGGGTGTGACGTTGAACTCGGCCGCGACGTCCTCGGCGGTCATAAGGCCGAGGAAGGCCTGGGAGCGGCCCTCCTGGAACGCGACGTGGGCGATGGTTTGGAGATGGTGCAGGACTGCGGTGTGAGTGGCGCGACCGGCGCCGTGCGGGAACATGGCCTGCATGGCCTGGGTGATGCGGTCGTGGATGATTTGCTGGTGGTTCATAGCGGGACGCCTGCGCCGATGGCGCCGTAGCCGTGCTCACGGGCTGAGGCCTCGTCGGCCTCGGCGATCTCGCGGTAGAGCTGGGCCCAATGACTCAGGATTTCCCGGGCCTGGGTGGCCAGCTCGCCCAGGTGCTCGTAGTCGGCGGCAACTATGCGGAGCGCACCAACGTTATCGCCCTGCGCCACGACCTGGCGGGCGCAGTGCGTACGATTGGCGCACTGGTGGCCGATCACCCGCTGCACAGAGAGTGCGGTGTCGTCGTCGCTGTCCCAGTCGTAACCCCAAATCTCGATCAATCCGAACTCGTCACCCTGTCCTCCACACCATTTGCAGGTAGGCATTTGGAACCTCCTATTGAATTGTGCGCCCGCTGTATTTTTTGACGATGCGGGCGGCTGCGTCATGGCCATATTTGCGCTCGAGCGCGCGAACTCCAGCGCGCCGGTTGTAGCGTCTCTGTTTGGCCTCCGCCTTGGCGACGATGGTCTCACGGCTGCACCCGAACGGGAATTTGCTGGGGTCGAGCCGGAACCCGAACTCGGCAGCGACCTCATCGACCAGGTCGAGGTGGGCCTGGATCTGGTCGACTGTGGCGGCCGACGCGCCGGTGGGCTGCATGCCCATTCTGAGGTACTGGTCTCGGCCTGGGGTGAGTTGATCATAGATTTCCTGGGCGCGTTGTGTGTTGGTCATGTTGTTGCCTCCTGTGTCATCTCAGTCGTACGTTACGATCCACTGGCCATCGCGCCAGGTTTTGACGCGCTGGGGGCGGCGCACGTATGCGGGGTAGACGCCGCCGTGAAAGGCCGCGATTTGAGCGTCGCGGGCGGCCGCGCGTGCATCCGCCTGGGCCAGCCTGAGCCGGGAGGCCTCCTTGCACACCTGGTCGGCCACGACGCCGACGAGAGCGGCATCGCGGATGAGTAGCTCGTTGTCGCCGCCGCGCGAGGACAGGGCCTGGCCTGTCAGGAGGTAGGCGTGCCCGCCGCCGGCGAGAAGAAAGGAGTAGGAGGCAAGCTGCATGATGATGTAGTCACGCCTGCCCTCGGGTGTATCCCAGGCCCAGACGTCTCTCTCCTTGTCCTCGGGGATCAGGTCCTCGACGCTGAGCCCAGCCTCGGGCTGGCCGGTAATGTGGTTGGTGGCGTAACCGCGCCGGATGTCGCCCTGTGGGTCCGCCATGTAGCGGACGTACAGGCGAGACGGTGATTGTGTGACTGTGTCTACTAGCTGGTCGAGGGTGGTTATGGTCTGTGTCATCGTCGTCCTCCCGAGTGTGTCTGTCTGATCTGACTATAGTATACCACACTAGGTATAGGTTGTCAAGGGGCAATCGGGCGAAAATCGAAAACTCGTGTTGCGTGTCGCGCAACGCGAGGGCGAGTGTCCAGTGAGGAGGAGACGTCGAGCGGCTAATCACTGGGCACTCAGGGAGATGGATTGGACGGCGCCGTCGGTGACGATGACGTGACAGCCGATGTGGGAGAGGGCGGAGCGGACGGCGGGGCCGGGTAGGGTGGCAGCCAGGTCGGGGAGGATGGGTAGCAGCGCAGCTATGGCGGCGGCCAGGTCCTCGATCGAGGGGCGGCTGGAGATGGTGTTGCTGACTGTGACGCGCTCGGACTGGAGGCTATCGAGCTGGTCGCGGAGACGGAGGTCACTGGCGTGGTAGACGTCGAGATCCATCTGGCTGGCGGCATAGGCCAGGGCGAGGCGCTCTCGCTGCCGCTCGATGACGTGCATCTGGCGGCTGAGGACATCGAGGCGGCTAGCGGGGTCGTCGTCGGCAGGGACTATGGCGGCGGCGATGGCGGCAGGGTCGGCGAGGGGAGCCAGGAAACGGGCGATGGCCGCGAGTACGACGGGCTCCATGATGTTGTTGGGGTGGCACAGGGCAGGGTGGCGCTGGTGCGTGCGGCAGTGGATGCTGTAGGTGCGGCGGTTGCGGTGGCGGACCATCGGGGCGCCGCAGCGGCCGCAGTAGACGATGCCGTAGAGTGGGCCGCCGTTGGGCTTGGCGCGCGGGTGGCGGGCCCGGGCGGCGCGCTCGCTGCGGATGGCGGCGTAGGTCTGGTCGTCCCAGTAGATGGGGTATTGGGGATCGGTGCTGAGCAGGTCGGTCTGATAGCGCACGTGGCCAGCGTAGAGGTCGTTGAGGATGATGTAGCGGACGGATGCGGCGCTCCAGTGGTCGGCGCTGGTGGGGCGGTATGGGCTACGGTCGAGGTCGTCGGCGATGGCGCGGTAGGAGAGGCCGCGCAGGTAGAGCTGGGTGATGCGCTCGACGGCCGGTGCGGTCTGAGGATCGATGGCGGCGCCGGTGACGCGGCCGGTGGCGGGGTCGCGCGTGGGCTGGTAGCCGAGCGGCCAGAGGATGGGGATGCCGGATGCGGCGCGGGCGCGTTTGCCCGCGGTGGAGCGGCGGACACGGAGGGCGGTGTCCTCGCTGGCGCGCACCATCTGGATGGCGTGGACGTAGCGGGTGCCAGCGGTGGCGTGGCCGATCTGGTGGGGGGCGGAGGCGATGTAGACTTCGGCGCCGGAGTGGCTGACGAGGGAGACGACCTGGTTGGCCAGCGCGGGATCGCGGCCGAGGCGGTCCATGTCGATGGCGTGGAGGACGTCGATGGCGTGGGCCTCGCAGTCCTCACGGAGCTGGCGGTAGGCGGGCATGGTGGATTCGGCGTCGCTCCAGAATATGAGATTGCGAGTGTGGCCAGGGACAGTGTAGACGCGGACGACGGCGCCGCCGATTGCGTCGGCGAAATCGCGACCGGCGCGCTCTTGATCAGCCAGGCTGGATTTGCCGTCGGCGGCCTGGGCTTTGCTACTGACGGCGCACCAGAGGGCGACGCGGAGGGGAGGGGCGGGTAGGGTCATTTGCGGTCGGGGTCAGGGGTAGCCAGCATGGCGGCGATATTGTCGCTCAGCGAGTAGGTGGTTGCGCGGGAGGCTGCCAGCATAACCTGGAGACTCTGCTGTCTGGAGCGAGATAGGAACTCACGTGTTTGGGCGAGTTGGGATCGGGACATAGAGGAAGATATGCTATTGCCCTGTGTAGCGATATTGGTGATCAGGGAAGAGATATTGCGTCGGGCGACACCGA